TCCCAGTCGACGGGGTCGCCCGTCTCCGGGTCGACAACGTTGCCTTTCGGTATGAGGACGTTCTTCAGAAACGCCCGCTGGTACTCGGTGAGCGGCATCACTATCTCCTGGTTCGCGACCCGTGTCGCAGCGATCCGAAGAAGAACCCGCCCCCCTGGAGATCCATCGAGAAGCCGAGCGCGTCGACGAAGTCGTCGTGGCCCTTGGGGAAGCTCAGCAGCTCCCGCTCGAACTCGGAGCCCTTCAGGCTGGCGTGGTGGTGGACCTTGTGGGCCTCGTACTTGGCGGCGACCGCCCGTGCGCGAGTGACCTTGTCGACGTCGGACTTGCGACCCTCGATCGGGATACCGGGGTAATCCCGCAGCACGTTCTGCACGAGGGTGCTCTGGAACTGGTTGTTCTCGGCGATCACCAGCGCGATCTGCGGATATGCCTGGTAGCCGTCGAAGACGAACTCGGCGTGGTGATCCTCCCGCTTGTCGCGGTAGGCCGCCATCACCCAGAACTCGCCCTGGTCGTCAACCGCGGTCGTGACCCGAGCGGTGTAGTCGGCGCGCTCCTTCTCGGATGACGCGAGGTCGATCCCCATCTTGAACACGAACGTCCGGTCGTCGGGCAGGACGGTGAAGTAGTCGCCATCGCGCAGCCGGTGAAAGACATTGCCCTTCATCAGGCCCGAGACGTCGTTCTGGTAGGCCACCGAGAAAAACGCCGAACCCATGTCCTCCTGCTCGTGCAGTAGGGCGTCGACCGACCAGCGCTCCGGCCAGTACGAGTACAGCTCGCCCTCCGCATCGGTGAGCAGCGCGCTGCGGTGCAGCAGCGGCCAGCCCTTGCCGCCCTTCTCCTTCGGATCGGTGAGGATCTGGTACAGGTCGCCCTCAGCCCAGCGCGTCCCGATCACGATGATGATGCCGCCCGGCGCCAGCGTTGGCTTGACCGTCTTCCAGAACCACGTATCGACCTGCTCCATCAGCAGCGCCGACTTCGTGTTCTCCTCATCGAGGATGTCGTCCATGATGATGAGGTCGAAGCGCTTCGAGATGATCGGTCCGCCCGTGCCCTGCGCGTAGACGGTGACGTCCTTCGATCCGCGCGCGTGGCGGCTCCGCGGATGGATCCACTCGCCGTCGGTCCACTTCGAGCTCTTGAACGTCTCGCCGAAGATTTCGGCGTGGCGCTCGTTGTCACTGATCGTGGTCCTGATGGCGCGGCTGAACGCTTCTGACTGAGTTGCGGTGTTGCTGAACAGCCCGATCCGGATGTCGGGGTTCTTGGCGATGAGGTGGCTGCCCTTGCCGATCGTGAACGACGTCGTCTTCGAGCTGCCACGGGGCAGGAGCGCTACGCCGCTCTGGTGGGTCTCGATGCAGTGGTCGACGAAGCGGAACAGGTCGACGATGTGCGGCGGCAGGAATCCGTCGCCGTCGCCGAGGTTCTCGGCATGAACGTACTCGACGTAGTCGACGTCGGACTCATGCGCCCTCGCCCGCCGCGCGTCGTTCAGGATCTCTCGCTGCTCCTCCCGGGAGAGCGATTGGACGCGCTCGTTCAGCTCTTCCGGACTGGAGACTCCCTCGAGCAAGCTCGCCCACAGCGGCGATGAAATCGGAGCCGATGTTGATGGTGACGGGGGAAGCACTGCCACTACTACCGGCCTCCTGGGGCTTGTTCTGTGCCGACAGGTCGCGGATCAGCCGGATGGCCTCCTGGACGTCCTTGGGGCTGACGAAGAGCGGCTCCTTGCCGCTGGGCTTGCCGTCCTCGTCGAGGTGCTGCGTGAGCTGCTGGGCGAAACGGATGAGGTGCCCCTCGAGCACGTCGACGGTAAGCTCCGACATCCGCGCCAGGCGACGCGCGTTGCGCTCGGCGACGATGGCGATGTACTGCTTGGTCTCGCGGTCCTTGATCTCGGCGCGCTTCTCGACCCAGTTGTGCTTCCGCGCATAGTCGGACAGCGTCGAGTTGGAGATCCCCTCGCGCTCGGCCATCTTGCGCAGGCTGGGTGTCTCCTCGGACTCGAGGTACTCGCGCTCGAGAGCCGGGTAGTCAACCTTCGTCTGGGCCATCAGCGCTCCAACCATTCGCTGGCGAGCACCCCGAGCGCCTCACCGTCGCTCATGTCCTCACCCTGCTTGACCGCGGTCAGCGCCCGGTTCAGGGTGGCGGCCGCGTCGGGCGGTAGGCGGAAGATGCGCTCGACCCAGCGCTTCTCGGCGCGCTCCTGGTTCCGCTCGCGGAACTGGTCCCAGTCGAACTCGGGCAGCTTGGCGATCTGGCCGAACTGCTCCTTGGTGTACGGCATGACCTCGGTCAGCCGGTCGAGCGTATCCGAGGCCAGCAGGCGCTTCAGCACCTCGCCGAGCTTGCGCTCTTCGGGCTTGCCGCGCAGCTCGTTGAGGATGACCGTGAGCTGCATCGCCTCGTGATCGGAGACCGGCCCGATGTCGAAGCACGGGAAGTGCTCCATGCCCAGCTCGACACCAGCCCGCAGGCGATGCTCGCCGTCGATGATCTGGTAGATCCCCGGCTTATTCGGCGCCGGGCGCACGATGATCGGGACCACGAACCCGAATCGCTGGAGCGAGACCTTCTCCTTGGCGAACGTCTCGGCGTCCTGCTGGTTCGGATTCCAGGGATTCGGCTCCAGCAGATCCTGCGACAGCGTGATCGGCTTGCCCGGTAGCTCGACGGGCGCTGTTCTCAGCGTGGCTCCCGCTTGATCGAGTAGCTGACCTGCGGGTCGCGGCATACGCGCACCTCGGCGATCTTGGGGAACTCGGGCAGCAGACGCTCCATGATCCACAGGCCGATGCCTTCCGGGGTCGGCTGCCCCGGAGCGATCATGGCGTTGAGCGGCTTCCGTGCGAGCTCGGCGGCGATGCCGAACAGCAGTTCCTTCAGATGAGCCACGTCGGCGGACCTTCCTGTCTGCGGGTCATACGACCCGCGCAGCGTGACGCGCACCTGCCAACGGTGGCCGTGCTCGTGAGCGCACTCTGCATCGCCCGGGATGAAGTGGCCCGCGTCGAACCATGCCTCGACTGACGGGAAGAACTCTGGCATCGCGCCTCGAAAAGAGAGGACGGGGAACCGCCTTTGGGCTGCGGGTGGTTCCCCGTCCATTACGGGAGAGGTGTCTCAGGTTTGGCGAGAGAATACTCGATGAGGGTCTGCCCGGCTAGGGGGTTTCCTCAAAATCGGGCTTCCACCTGCCGTCACCGTTGTCGTAGTGCCAGTCGATGCTCAGGTCCTCGGTGCCGACGACGTGCAGGTTGCCGTTTGTGTCGGCCACGATCGCGGTCGAGACGTAGCGGTCTTCCCTCGTTGGCTGGATGGAGAGCAGCAGCACCACGCCCAGGCCCGGGTGGCGGCCAGGAACGAAATCTCCGATCACTGCTCGCCGTCTGGGACGGTGCTGTCCGCCTCGTCCGGGACGCTGCCAGGCACGACCTGGTCGGCCTCCTCGTCGGTGATCTTCACGATGGGGTCAGCGCCCGCGGGCTCGACCTCATCATCTTCGAGATCCTCTTCGGGCGGCGTCGCCGCGGTGCCGCCTGGGCCCTGTTCCTTTGCCATGTCGCTGACCTCCTATACCCGGTGCATAAAGCGAGAGTCGACGTACTCGTATCGGCCCGTTCCGGCGAGCCGAAGCTTGTTGTAGCTCTGCCGCCGCCCCTGCGAGTCGTACCCCGAAACCACGGCATACAGCGTTCGCCTCGCCGTCACACGACCGATCCACTTGCCGTCGCTGACACGCCGGATCTCGTTCTTCGACCAGTCGGCCACCGCGTAGGCGTTGTTCTGGCGCGCATCGGGCGAGGTCCGCAGGCTGACGTAGACCCCCTTGTTGAAGGTGACGTAGCCAACAGTCCCGCCCTTCGGGTGGTTCGGCACGATCGCGAAGTGCTGATAGTTGCCGAAGAAGGCGGACTGAATGACGCCCTCCGAATAGAACCGCTTGCCGTGTTGTGGGTCGGGCCGGATGCCACCAGCGGGCGAGAAGTTGGGGTCCATGACGAGGAACCCCCGAACGCCGTTCACGACAGCGGTGTCCATGCACACGACGGCATGCCAGCCGGTATAGCTGTGTCCCCTGACCGAGTACGGCACTCGACCCATCAGCATCGCCAGGATGACCGGCCGTTTCCCGCCGCCGACGATGGCCTTGAGCTGCGCCATGCTCGTCAGGCTGAGCAGGGTCGCTGGCACCTTGCGTTTGTTGAGCATCGCGGCCTGCTCGCTGTAGTAAACGGCGCGGCAGGCGTCGACGACGAGCTGACGCGTGAAGTAGACGTCGAAATCGTCGTCGCGGTAGAACTCTGCGATTTTCGTCACACACGCTGGACCGCAGTCATCTGACGGGCATCGACAGTCCGGTCCGAACTGCGAGACGAACGGGGAATCTTGCGCCCTGGTGTAACTGGTCATTCACTCGTCCTCTTCTGCCCGCATGCGCGGGATCGCCACGGCAGCCGCCAAAACCTGCACGAGGAGGACCAGCCACAGCAGCCCGTTGAGCCCAGCCCCGACGATCGTGCCCGCCTCCCCGGCGATGATGATCGCAGTGAGCGAGATTGCCAATGCCCAGGTATCAGGTCCGGTGTCGACCTTGCCCGGGCGCAGCCAGCTCTGGATCTCGCGCGCCTCCCGACCGCTCAGCACGCCTTCGGTCAACGCACGGTGCAGCCCTTCATCCTCGACCACGTCGTCGAAGACAGTCCCCCCGTAGCGGTGGTTGAGGTAGAGACGAGTCATACCTTTCGGTACACCTTCCCCGTCACGCTGCTCCACATCTGGCCCTCCTCGATCACTGGCGCTTTCCTCACCCACGGTCCGAACACCTCCGGTAGACATACGTCGCATAAATACCACCATCGAACGAGCCGCTCCCGGTCCTGACCGAGAAACTCGCGGATCTTCCACTCGGCTGTCGCCTGATGGCAGACCTGACACTCGATCACCTCAGAACGGGATGTCGTCGACGCGCTTCTCCTGCTGGGCGATCAGCCGGTCCAGGTAGAAGCGGGCCTTCTGCAGATCCTCGACGCCTCCCTTCATGTCGTAGCGGCAGACGTACTTCACGACGTTGCCCGCGTTGAAATCGAGCTGCTGGTCCTCGATGAAGTCGATCACCTCGATCTTGCCCTTGTTGTAGTGGGTCGGGTGCTCGACGTTGCTCATATCCAGCCCCCCAGTAGGTCGAACTCACTGATCTGCTGGTCAAGTTCGCGCAGGACCTCGTCGGGCAACATCGGTGTCCCTTTCTCGACGAAGGGTGGTTGGCTGGGGGCGATGATGATCGCGTCGGCCGCGATAACCGCGGCGTCTGCCTCGTTGAATGGCTCGTCCGCGCTCATCTCGACATGCCTGGCTCGCAGCTTCTCGATCACATGCTGCGAGGCGGCTTCCATGATGGACTTCGCCGTCGTCTTGTCGTTGGCCGCCGCGATCGGTATCCAGTACTCGTTGTAATCGCAGGCGACGATGTAGGTGGTCACTCGAACAGCTCCAGCAGTGCATCACGGGCAGCGACCATGGTCGTGCCCTGGCCGGTCTTGAACGAGGACATGGCGCGGCCGGTGCCCTCCTCGAAGGCCACGTCCTCGGTGTCGATCGCGCGCGCCTGCCACAGGCCGAGCGGCTTGCCGTCGTCGTAGACGCGGCGGTAGCCGTCGAAGGCCCACGGTTCGGGCAGCGGCGGGTCCATCTCCTGGACCTCGAAGATCGGCGTGTAGATGCCCTCGTCGTCGGGCGGCCCCAGGCTCTGCAGCCGAAGGGTCTTGGGGTCGGCCTCGTTGTCGGCGAGGATGTTGATGACCGCCCGCGTGAAGCGGACCATGATCGTGTCAGCCACCTGGTCTCCTCCGTGAGTTCTTCAGGATGTCGTCGACGCTCTGCGGCGATTTCTTCAGGTCCGGCACGACCGGCTGCGCCGTGTCGGGCTGGACAGCGTTGGGCGCCGGGGCCAGCACGGCCACGACGCGGTTGTAGCGGGTGATCTCGACCGTCTCCCCGCCGATGACACGCTCCAGCGTCGCGCCGAACGACTTGGAGATGGTCGAGGCGTCGATCTTCATGGCTTCCACCTCAGCGCGGCGCGGACCTTGTCCTGGACGACGCGCGGCAGCATGGCGAACGCCTTGGCGCGCTGCACATCACCCAGCGCGTCACGCAGGATCTCGATCTGCCTCCGACGATCCTCGTGCCATCCGGCAACGCCTTGCACCGTGGGGACATGGGGCTCGACCGACCCGCGGACATAGGGCTTCGGCTGCGGTTCGTCCATCAGCCTTCCTCCCAGTGCGCCCGGCAGTCACAGTGGGCGGGGTTATTCAGCGGCCCCACAGCGCAGCCGGTGGTTCCATGCTGCCAATCCTCGTGCTTGGCCGCGGCGCACCGGGCCGAGTGTTCCGCGACGAAACGGTGCGGCCGACCCGGATCGCGCTCGGGCTCGTCCTTTACGGCCGCTCGATTACTCGCCATCGGATGATCTCCTTTGCTGGTTCCGGCCGAGGCTGACACCGCCATCGGCGGCGCCGAGAAGCTCGGATGCGATTTCGCGCCACCGTTCGTCCGTCGCAGGCAGCGCCAGTGGAATGCGGAAGTTCAGGACCGAGGGCAATACTCGTGCAAGCCTTTCGACCGAATCGGCTAGGTGGTGACGACTATCGAAGTCGCAGTAATGCCATACGGTTCCATGACCCTCGTCATCCGGCGGTGGTGCTGGCGGGACCGATGCAGCACGGGCCTCGGCCTCGATGGCGAGGATGACATCACGGATCGTCCAGTGACGAATGCCGAGCAGGTGACCCAGGGAGTTGCCAGCACCCTCGTCATTGGCATCTTCGTAGGCCACGAACAGCCGCCCCGCTGCCGTGTGTGGCGCTTCTGTTGGGCTGGTCATTCCTGCTCTCCTTCGGCGTAGGCGGCGGCATGCCGTTCTGCGAGTCGCAGCACATGGTCATCG